ACCAGAATTATTTCGGTAAGAAAAAATGACTTCCGGTTAATTGTCCCGGATGGTGAAAGTGGGTTTAAATTGCTTTTCATAAGACTTCCTAACAAGTTCTATTCTGATTTTTCATCCATATCAGAGTGACTTGCCCCAAATCGTACACTTTCACCTCAAGCTCTCTCAACTGAAATCAACCGGCTTCAGTCTGTAGTAGGTTCATTTTGATGCCGTCTGCCAAGCGCACCTCATGGGAGGCGGTTTTCACGTTTTCCATGACAGGCGGCATCAAGATGAAGCCCCCAGGTGGGCTGTTGGTTATGGGCGTGGGAGTTGCGGTGGTTGGCTCTGAGCTTCCTGCTGGGGCTTGTCGCTCTTGTAGCTCATCTGGAAGCCGAGGCCGAAGTACGTGACCAAGAGGACAAGGAGGGGCGTGAAGAACCCATCCGCAAGCCTTGTCACGATCAGCCACACGATGGCGACTGTCCCGGCGATGCGCCCGAGGACGCTGACGATGACCATCGCCAGTTCAAAGTACTTGAAGGCCATTACCACTGCCCATCCATGTCCTTGAGACGCTGATGCAGGTGCTCGATCTCGTCGAGCTTCTGGCGAATGGTCTCAACGACTTTGAGCACGGCCTCCTCATCGGGGAAGCCGCAGAGCACCGATTCCCGAGAGCCCGCGAAAGTCAGATCGAAAATCGGATGCTCCATGCCCGCGCTCCTTACGAGATGACGACTGACTGGCGGTCTTCGAGGGCCGCGCCGGGGATGTCCTCACCGGCCTTGAGGGCCTTCTTGAGGGCAACCTTGTCCGGATCGACCTTGGTCACGACGCGCTTGAATGCGTCCGGCAGCGCGTCGATGTCGAAGACGGTGACGGACTGAGTTTTGGAAATGCGCAGTGACGCCATGACGCCCTTAACCTTTCCGCCCATAGCTTCGAGCGCGGGCATCATGTAGGCCTTCAGGCGCTCGGACTTGTTCTCCAGTGACTTTCGGCGCTTTGCGAGGCGCTCTTCTTCGGCCTTGATGGCTTCGGCCTCGGCGTTAAGCTCACGGCAGTAGCAAGCGGTGCCCTCAAGCTTTTCGGCGGCCTGCCCCTGGTATTCGGCGTATGCGGCGAGCGCGTCGCCATCGACCTCACCCGTATCGGGATCGGCGTCTAGGCGGTCGAGAAGTTCGCGCAGCGCGCCGGGGATTTCGTAAATTTTCATTTTGAGTGCTCGCAAAAAAGCCCCGGTGGTTGGCCGGTGCTTGGGGTTGATTAGAAGGGAACGTCTTCTTCGAGGTGATCCATCGTCTCTTGCTGTTCTTCGGACTTCTTCTTTCCGGAGCCGACGAACTGCATGCTTTCGCAGACGATCTCAGTCACCGTCCTATCGAAGCCCTCGTGGTCCTTGTACTTGCGGGTGCGGAGCCGCCCTTCGAAGAGGGCGCTCGAGCCCTTCTTGAGGTACTGCTGAGCAAGTTCGGCGGTGCGTCCGTAAACCGCGATGGAATGCCATTGCGTTTCGGTCGTGGCTTCGCCGTCGCGGTTCTTGTAGCGGCGGGACGTTGCCACGCGGATGACGCCGTAGGCGTTGCCGTTGCTCTCCCTGATGTCGGGGTCGGCCCCGAGGTTGCCGAGGATGATGACTTTGTTGAGTGAAGCCATTCGTTGTTCTCCTTAGAACGGTGTTGGTGAGTTGTCTGCTTCTGCGGCCGCCTGCTTGCACTTCTCATGGAAGCCCGAGTCAACCAGTTGCTTCCTCTCGTGCTTCGTCAGCTTGCTCGAGAACCACTCCTTGTAAGGCTCGGTTCCTCTGCTTGCCGCCTCAGACGCTGCGGCCTCAAGCGCTGCGGTATCGGGATAGGTTCCTTCGATCGGTTCCTGAGCCGGGGCGGGAGCCGCCTGCGGAGCGGGACTTGCGGCGGGCTTTGCGGGAGCCTTCTGGGCGGTCTTCTGGTTGCTCCTGCCCTTCGGCTGAGACTTCTGCTTGCCGTCGTCGAGGTCGTTGCCGTCGTTGTCGTCGTCAGCCGCGATCCCGAGGAAGGTCGAAAGGCTGTAGCGGCAGGCGTAGGTGCGCGTCGCGCCGATACCCTGAGCGGAAGAGGAAGAGGAGCCCGGGCGCACGACGGGCATCGTCAGCACGCCGGAGGAGAGGACTTCGCCGGTCTTGTATCCGAGGACTGTCTCGACGCTGACGTTCACGCCGTCGCTTGTGACCTTCTGGAAGAGATAAATGCCGTGCGCATTGAGGGCCGGGCGAACGGCCGCAAGGATTTCGGCCAAGTCGGCGTACATGCCGTAGGCGGCCTTTTTAGTTTTGGTCGGCGCTTTGAATTCGGCCTGAGCGGCCGCAAGCGCCTCGAAGATGGAGCCGTGCTCGACCTTGAGAACGGCGGCTTGTTCGGCGGTTGTTTCAGTCATGTAAAATTCTCCGAATACGTCAGAAGGGAAATACGTCGTCGAAGTCCCTTTTCATCACTTCGATGTCGTCTTCGTCTTGACCTGTGAGAGGGGTGTGGGCTGAAGCTTGCTCGGCTTCCCACACCTCTTTTGCTTTGCTCTCAGTTGCTTGAGTGTTCATCTGAACCACCTCTTGAGAATGAATTTGATGCATGCGAAAAAGCCCGCCTGTTCGACGGGCTTTTCTGCTTTCTGGGGAGTGCGCTCCTTGATGACGCCTTGAGCGATCAGCTTTGCGCGGGCTTCCGCAGCGGACTGCGGCCTGTACGGGCGCTTGCGCTTGCGGGAGCGCTGCGAGGAGTGCGTGCGGAGCGGGTGTGCGGGGATGGTCATTGCGGTTCCTTCTCTGAGCGGGTGAGGTCACTCCAAAGCGCGAAGAGTGCGCGACGTTTTGCGCCTAGCTTGGCGTCCAGTTCGTCTATCAGGCTGTGCACTTCATCTTCCTTGCCCTCCTCGTAGCGATCCCGGATGATTGAGAGCTCTCCGGCCTCCTTGTGAGACCAAGCGTGAGACTCGCGGAGCTTCTTGAAGATCTGAATGAGCTCCTTTTTGGTGCGCCTGATCATGCGGCGTCCTCCATGTCTTTCAGGTTTTCGTTGGTGATGTCCCGGAGCGTTTCGGCCCACTCGTAGATGTGGGGATCGTCCGGATCGTCGGGCACGTCCTCAAGCGCCTTGATGGCGTCGTCGAGGGTGCAGGCGGACTTTCCTTCGCCGAAGAGCTCCGAGGACAGGTCATATGACCGATCGCGGAGCCATTCGTTCGGATCGTCCGGAGGAGTGAACCAGGCTGCGTCTCTGCCGATCATGCGGCCTCCTCAGCACGGTCGCGCTTGTTCTCCTCGTACTCGTACTGAGACCATTCCTTGCAGGCCCGGTCGGCCTTGTGCAGGATGCGGTCGATTACGTCGAAGAACTCCCCGCCCTTGGCGGCCTCGCGGTCGAACGCTTCGCGGAACCCCTCGACGTTGTACAGGGAGCGCTCGAGGACGCGGCGTGCGCGGGTCTCGCGGTCATGGCCGGAGAGGAGCGCCCACCACACCCCAAGTTCGTAGAGATCGCGGTAGAAGTCGATCTCGAGCTCAGCCGCGCCGGAAAGGCAGCGCGGAGTGAATTCGGTTTCGTTCATGATGAAGCCTCAGTTGGTAGCGAGGTATTTGAGGAGGTATGAGCCGCCGTAGATGACAAGGCACATCGTCGCGAAGAAGATGACCCCGCCGATGACGCCGATCATCTGAGCTTGATGCTCTCTGGCGAGCTCAGCCGGGGTAAAGCCCTTGGCCGGGCTGCCCGTCAGCGCGTCGAGCAGGAATTCCGTGAACTTGGTCATTTGCGGCTCCTCATCTGGTGAGCAAGTGCAGCACCCGCCGCGAAAGCGAAGCCCTCGCGGTCTTCAATGTCCTCGTCAATGTCGAGGAGCTGCTGGAGGTGTCCGCGAAGAAGAGCAGCAAGCTCCACGTCGGCCGTGTAGATCGCCTTATGGATCACGCTTCGGAACCCCTTGCAGGCCTCCCACATGTCGGCGTGGTTGAACAGCCGGAAGTCCACGAGGGTTTTGTAGGTGCTCATGTCGTGCTCAAAGAAAAGCCCCGGCGCTTTTCGGCGACGAGGCTTTGTAGTTAGAGATGATTGTCAGTTACGCGGGCTGATGGCTCAGCCAGTGTTTGTAGCAAGGAAGCTCCTTGACGCTGTATCCGATCTTGTCGAGAGAGGCTTCAAGGTTCAGCCAGTTGAAGTCGTGAACGGCTTCCCACATGGATGCAGCGTAGGGCGAATCGACGCTTCGGAGGAAGTCCACATAGCGCTCGAGGTTTGCGCGGTGCAGGTAGCGCCACGTGTAGACGAGAGACCGTAGTTCCTCCATGAAGTGCGCCTTGACGGTGTAGACCTTCGGCGGGATCGGCTCGTCGTGATAAGTGGCAGCCTCGATGCGCTTCATCTGAGCCTTTTCATGCTCGATGCATTCTTCACGCGTCATGATTTTGACTGACTGGATGAAAGAGATTGCGGCCTCGAAGTCTTTTTCGAGAATCCGCTTGTAGCTGGGGACGTTGAAATGATTTTTCAGCG